AGGGCTTATCAAAAACCCGCAGTCGGTATTAAGCGAAAATCAAAAAACGGTAACGTTTCCTTTGGTCGATAAATGGGCTAATCTTGACGGATCTTTATTCGGTAAGTTGACCGATACCTATACGGCAAAGCAAAGCACTGCGGAATATGCCGTATATATGGCAATCGCGAACTTATTAAAGACATCGATATACGACCATAAATTAACCGAAGATATTAACGCAATGATAGATAACGTCGCGCCAATATTCACGAATTATTACGACGGAAAGA